AGCAACGTAGCCTATGCAAGTGGTAGTGCTAATACAAGTATTAGGGTCTCAAATGATGGTGGTAGTTCTTATGAGAGTAATAATGATTATCAACTTGCAATACTATGGGCAAGTCAGGTAGCAGGATTTAATGAGTATAATACAACAGCTGATAGTAAAGTTGATATTGGACTGTTAGGTGGTAGCACGGCTAATTTATGTATGAATTTTTATACTTATATACATAACGCAAGTAACCCTTCTAAGTACACTTATTTTACAACACATGGCACTGCAATATCATCTGCAAGTCATCATGGTCAAGGCATGTTTTATGGTGGTGGTCTATATGTAAATAAAGAAGAAATTGATGCTTTTAGTTTGTTTGGCGATGGTGGTCAAGTTATATCTACTGCAACTATTTCACTATATGGAATTAAGAGTTACTAATGGCTAGCAAATTAGAATTTATAAAATCAATTACTGTACCAAATAATGTTGCATCAACAGTAAGTGCAACTGATATATTTACTTCAGATTATGACACTTATAAAATAGTTTCAACTGCACATATTCATAATGCTGACAAAGATATTTATATAAGATATATAAATAGTTCAGGGTCAATAGTTAGTGATAGTGATTATGATGTTGCTACATTAATGATGAGAACTTCAGATGGTTTTTTAGATAGACCAACTTCAAGACAAAATATTGATACAGGCAGTTATTTTTGTTTAACTGCGGGTAACAATGGTTGTGGTGCAATAGAGTATGTTTTTAACCCAACAAACACTTCAAGCTATACTTTTGGTTTAAATCAAAGTATGGGTTTTTATGTTGGAAGTCAAGGTTATGGAACAAAAACAATTAGGGTTTTAAAACAAACTACTTCTATTACAGGTATTCAATTATACAATGGGGAAAGCTCTGATAATTTTGGTGGTGGAACAATAAATGTATATGGAGTTAAATAATGGCAGGTAGCTTAATAAAAATAGATGAGTTTACAATATCAAGTGCAGTTGCAAGTGTAACTCTTGGTGGTGGAAGTAGTGGTAGTAGTGGATTAAATGCTTCTATTGATAGCACTTATGATGTGTATATGTTAACTTATTCAAATGTTGGTACATCATCAGATGGCAGAAATGTTTGTGTAAGAGTAACTAAGAGTGGAAGTGCTGATACAACTGCAAATTATGATTATGCTTATAAAGTTTTAAATGCTAGTTCTAGTTTTAGTAATGCAAGTTTTACTAATGAAAATGAGTGGACTTATCTGTTTGTAGATAATGTTGGAACAGGTACAAGTGAAACTGCTAGTGGTACTGCTTATCTGTTTAACTTTGCTAATGCTAGTGAGTTCAGTTTTATCACTGCTGAAATGGTAGAAGTTAATTTGACACCAAATACTAAAGGAAATATGGGTGGTGGTGTTCATACAGTTGCAAGTGCTAGTGATGGATTACATTTTTTTGATGACGCAGGTGGAAACATAGCTAGTGGTACATTTACATTATATGGTTTAATTAAATAAAAGATACAAATATATAGTAAGATAAAGGACAACATGACAGAACAACAAGCACTAGCACAAGCGACTTCAGAAATTGAAGCGATGAAGCCTATGAAAAAACAAGTAAATAATGTAGTAAGCGAATATAATGACGCTGACTATGAACAAGCAATCGAAGACAGAAAAAATAAAATTCTTGACGATTACAATTATGGCTACATTAAATCAAGGCAAGAAGCATACCCATCTATTGCAGACCAACTAGACATGCAATATTGGGATAGTGTCAACGACACAACAATTTGGCAAGACACTATTGCACAAATTAAAGCTGACAATCCAAAACCTGAATAACTAAGTTTTACAATTCTATGCTACGATGCACTATGTGCATTTCGTATATAACTGAAACAGGAACACACGTAAACCTATGTAATTGTAAATATGGGTTAGATATGTGTGAAAATTTATAATGAGTAATGGTTACACAAATAAGGAAATGCTGACATTGATATTACAAAATCAAAAAGAAATGAGAGAAGAAATTAGAGAAGTGAAACAAGAGCTATCCAAAAAAGTAAGTAGAACTGAAGTAGTAGGTTGGATTGTAGCTTGTTCTTCAATAGTAGGGTTAGTAGGTATGAATTTATGAAGGCACAAGTTAATTTAGGGCAAATTTTACAAGGTGGTTTAGCCGCACTTGTAGGGTGGTTATTTAAAACTGTTAACGATATGCAACAAGAAGTAGCAACATTAAAAGCACAAGTATCAGCTTATCAAGAGAGTATTGCAGGTTTTAATCAAAATTTAATGGTAATAGAAGAAGTTATTAGAGAGATTTTATTTAAGGTAGGTGGATAATGGACTGTTGTGGTGGTGGTTGTTGTGGTGGCAAGTAAAACATAATTGTAAAATAACAAACACTTGCATCAAAACTGCTACAATATTGCGTAATGTATGAAATAGTTAGTCGCCAAACGATAGGCTTACGTGAGCCTAAATCAAGGTCAGCAATTAACCCTTCATACGTTAAGGGCTTAACAGTACACTATACAGGCGACCCATACGAAACCAAACTCGATTACCTTGATGATGTTTTTCGTAAGTTAAAAAACATACAAAAATTTCACATGGACGATAGGGGTTGGGCAGACATTGGGTATAGTTTCGCAGTATCTAATTACAACACCGAGATTTTTGAATTAAGGGGTTTTGATGTATATAGTGCGCATAGTGGTGTCACACAGATAAATAAAACGTTTGCTAGTGTTGTGTGGTTAGGTGGTCAAAAAGATATACCTAACGATAACGCAAAAAAAGCAATAGAACGTCTGCAACAAATTATGTCAGACAAATATAACAAAAAAATTATGGTTACAGGACATCGTGACCATAAAAAAACATTATGCCCTAGTGCATCTATGTATGAGTGGCTAACATCTGTTGAGCCTTCTTGGAAGATAAAGAAGGTGAAAAAGAAAAAATGGTCGAAAACAAAGTACCGATTTCTATAAAAGAGTTTGCCAAAAAACAACCAACTGTTATTTGGAAAACTGAAGAAGGTAAAAAACAATTACAGCAAGCAGTCAAAGCAATTAAAGAAGACGAATTACAAGTATCAATTGCAATAAAATGGCTTAAAGACGAGTGTGGTTGGTCATTATCTATGAGAAGAATACGTGACATTGTAGATATGCACATAGGCGACAATTGGCAAGGTTATTAATATGCCAAAAGATATAAACGAGTTTGCAGAAGAAGCTAAGGTTGAAGAAAAAATAGCAAACTTAAAATCAACAATTAATAGATTACATAGTCAGTTAGAAAAAGAAAAAGATAAAAGTGCTGACATATTAAGAACTGTACAAGAAACAGTTAGAGATAGTATTGCAGATATAGATTTAGGCAAGATACCTAAACCAAAAGCTGTACGTAAAACAAAAAACGAAGAAGTAGCTGTAGCTGTTTTAAGTGATTGGCAATTAGGCAAAATAACACAAACATACAATTCTGACATAGCAAAAGAACGTGTAGATGAATTTGGTGATTATGTTGTAGAGCTTACAAACATACAAAGAGCGCATCACCCAATTAAAAAATTACATGTATGGGCTTTAGGCGATTTAGTAGAAGGCACAAACATATTTGCAGGTCAACAGTGGTTAGTTGACAGTGGTGTTTATAGACAGGTATTTAAAAATGGCGCACAAATGTTAGCTAAGTTTTTAATAAAAATGTTAGCTAACTTTGACGAAGTACACTTTGTTGGCGTAATTGGTAATCATGGAAGACTTGGTTTTAGGGGTCAACATCATTACGAAGATAATGCTGACAGATTTTTATACGAAACAGCAAGACTTATATTAGAAGAAGAAAAACGTATAACTTGGAATATACCTGAAGCGTCAGGTGGCGACCATGCGTGGTATGCAATTGACAACATAGGTAATTATTCTTGCATGCTTATTCATGGTGACCAATTTCGTGGAAGTTTAGGTGTGCCGTTCTATGGCGTAAGAAAAAAAGTATTAGGTTGGAAGTCAGTAGCTAGTGAAGGTCACATGCCACAGTTTAAAGATGTAGCATTTGGTCATTGGCATCAAGTATATCAACAAGATATAAATGGTATTCATGTGCGTTGTGGTGGTAGCACAGAAAGTGATAATATTTATGCGTTGGAAAACCTTGCATCACAAGGCAGACCATCGCAACGTTTGTTGTTTGTTAACCCGCAACGAGGGTGGACAACAGCAGAGTACCCACAAGTAAGACTAGGACTAAAGGAAGAATAATGGATTATTGGAAAAATGCTTTAATTCGTGGACTTCGTACAGGCATACAGTCAGCACTAGCAGTAATACTTGCATCACAAGCAGGTTTTATGGACATGGACGTTCTTGCAAGCGCAGGAATTGCACTTGTCACAGCACTGTTGAGTGTCGCTCAAAATGCCATCGAAGATGCACCAATTAAAATCGGTAATAACATACCTAAAGGTTAATGTCACTTTACGCAAGACGTAGGGGTATTAAAGGGCGTAAGCCTAAAAAAAACTACGATGTGCGTATTTGTGAACAAGATAAGTGTGATGTTAAATTATCAATATACAATAAAAAAAAATATTGTTATACTCATACTAAGCCTGTAAAGAGGTGGACAAAGTAAGAAACAAGTCTTGCTTTGTATAGATAGAAAGATATGGCTTTTCATCATATTAGCATGAGTGGACACTTGTTAGGTAAGATGATTTGAGTAGTTTTCTATTCTTTCATAAGAAAACCCCCTATTGCTAGGGGGTTTATCTTTTGTACGATAATAAGGGGATATGTCACAAAGACATACGATTATTGTACCATAAGTAAAGCAGTTGCCTGTATTACTTAATTCTTCAATTGTAGCACATTAGCGAGTTCTTTTTGGTCTGCTAGTGCTAGTTGTTCTATTCTAAATTTAGCTTGTTTAAGGTCAGTTATTACATAAGGCAACAATAATGATTGCCATGCTTTTTGTATAACTTCTAATAAATCATCATTAGACATTGACTTTTGCAAGCGTTGTAATTCAACAATAGCTAGGTTAGGGCTACTAATACTAGCGCTATCAGATGTTTTGGTATCATTAGAAGATACACTAACAGGGTTGTGATTAGCATGGGTATTGTCTTTTACTTCACCTGCAAAAGTCGCAGTCTTTTTATTCAGTGCATTACTTCCTGCAACAGCAAGTTCATAATCACTTGCTTCAACTGAAGGAAATATAAATCTTAAAGCACGACCTGCACTAGAAGTTTGGCAGTTCTCTATGTGAGATGTTTGATTAACACCTTTACCACCTAATACTTCTTCTGCGTAGCCTTCAGCGTCAGCTTTATATTCGACACCTGCTTCTGCACACTTAACGTAAGTGTCAATATCAAAATTTTTATATGCTTTACAAATGAATTGTATTCTCGTACCATCATCAATTGTTTTTTCAAAAAGTAATCTGCCATTTGGATATTCAGCATTAAAACGTTTAACGTTTTCAAATACAGGTACGTACTCTTTACCTTTGATGTTAATAGTTTCAACTGTTACTTTATTCTTCTTCTTCGTTTCTGTTTGTGTCATTATCCACCTTATCCTTCTCTAATTGCAAAACTAAAGTTGATGCAATTGTAAGTAATAAAATTACTTGTACGTCAACTTTGTTAGCGTCTTGTCGTAATATGCTATTAGCAATAGCATTTAAGTTTTTCTTAATATCGTTTAAGTTCATAAAATAAATAGTAGTACATGTAGCATTATATGCAACACTTGTTATAATAAATTTTACGATAAGGAAGGAAAAAATATGGAATTACTTACGTGTCAAGATATTGCACGTATAGCAGGCGTAAAAGTACGAACTGTTTATATGTGGATATTTAGAACTAAGCAGGGTCTTATGAATTTCCCATCACCTGATGTGGATATTCCAAGAAGACCATTATGGAAATTAGAAACAGTCATAACATGGCTAGGACAAAGGGGAACAAATGTTACAAGTAAGGGGTCAGCAAGTACCACAGACAAAGTTATGCAATAAAGGTACAAAGTGTACTGCTATTGGATTACATAGTCACAAACTTAATCAAGAAGAAAAAATACTTTGGGCTTTAGAAACTTTTGATAAAGTGTCTAACGCTGAATTTGTATTTGATTTACGTTGTACAAGATTTGGTGGTCACTTGTTTAATTTAAGAGAGAAGGGCTACGTAATTGAAACTATCAGTGGCGATGCGCATGGTGAGTTTTATTACAAGCTAATAGCAAGACCTAACGACACACAAATGGCTTTACTATGAAGGACAGAATAATTGCGAGTGAGTATTTTGCAATTGTTCCTGAAGCTATTTTATATGCAAATATAAGCGACAGGGCAGTTAGGTTATATGCAGTTTTAAGAAGGTACGCAGACGATAAGACCAATATGTGTTACCCAAGCAGAAGCACGTTGGCAAACAGGCTTTATACGTCAACTAGAAGTGTTGACAGAGCTATGGACGAGTTAGTAGCACTAGGCGCAATATCTAAACAAATGCGTAAGCTAGAAAACAACGAAGGCTACACAAGCAACATGTACACACTTAATGTCATAATTGCACCACCTAGCGCAGATGTGCGCTACCCTAGTGCAAATACGCCTGACCCTAGCGCACATGTGGCGAACAAAACAAAGCCAATTAAACATAGCCATAGAAACAGTGGTAAAAGAAAAAAAGATTTAGTTTTTGAAGAATTAGCTAAACAGTGTGGCATAGATTGGAACAACGCAACAGCAAATGAATTAGGAAGACTTAACAAAGCTGTTAAACAACTAAAAGACATAAATGCAACAGTTGAAGAAATACAAGAAGTTGCAAAGTGGTATAAGAAAAATTGGAAGAACATAACACTAACACCAACTGCAATTGCGAGTAATTGGTCTATGTTAAAACAAGAAGTCAAAACAGATAAACCTAAAGAGCCAAGAGATTGTAAAAAACTAGGTTGTCAGTGGGTTGACTTAGGCGTAATTTACTATTGTCATTTTTGTAAAAGTGAGAAAACTAAATGACATACAGTGAATACGAGTTAGACGATTTAGATGATGAGTTAGTTTATCCTTATGGCAACGCACCTGCACCAAAAGACAGAGCTGTAAGACGTAAACTACTTAGAGAAGCATTAGTTAAAATTGCAAAAAACAGATGCGAGTGGGCAGAGTGTAACGACATAGGTACTGACATGGCACACATAACTGCAAGTGGTATGGGTGGCGCTATTAGTAAAGACAGATTAGATAACGTTGCTTTATTATGTCATCATCATCACATGTGTTTTGATTATCAAATGTCTGCAAAGCAAAGACAGTTTGCGTTATCAGAATTATTAAGGGGGTACGTGCTTGGAAATAGATAACAGATTAGAAATAGTAAAACGTTTTGATTTAGAACAAAGCGACCATTACAAAGAGCCAATTGCTATCCCTGAATTTTATGAAGGTATAAATAGAATATTGTTAGTTGGTAGTAGTGGTAGTGGTAAAAGCACAATATTAAATACACTTGGTGGTGTCAGCAAATTCTCAGAATATACAACAAAACCAATTTGTAATTACTTCCCTAGCGCTGACCTTGCACAAAAACATTTAAAAGACGCAGGTTTAAATAGTATGCCTACATGGATTAGACCATTAAATGAAGTTAGTGATGGTGAACGATTTAGAGCAGAGCTAGCTATTAACATGTTTAACAACAGAATTGTTATCATAGATGAATTTACAAGTGTGCTTGATAGAGAAACAGCTAAGTCAATTTGTTACACAATTAATAAAGGCGTGTCTAACAATAAAAAATTAATATTAGCAACAGGTCACGAAGATGTAATTAAATGGCTAGATGGTTTTTACATTTACAATACAGACACAAATACATACATGCGTAATCAATACGAATACGAAGCACCAACTTTAGATATTGAACGTGTTAAATATGATACGTGGCATTGGTTTGCTAAACATCATTACTTAATGGGCAACATTAATAAAAGTAGTCACTGTTATGTAACGTATGTAAATAATCGCATGGCAGGCTTTATTGCAGTTAATAATCAACTTGGTAGAGATACGCCAAACAGTAAACGAGAACATCGATTAGTTGTCTTACCACAATATCAAGGACGTGGTCTTGGTAGTTTGTTTTCAAATACAATTGCTTACTTATATCACATGCAAGGCTACAGATATTTTAGTAAAACTAGCAACGTGTTGTTAGGTGAGTACAGACAAAAACATGATTTATGGAAACCTACAACAACAAACTTACGTCAACGTATTCAGAATAAACCAAGTGGTTTTGACAATTGGAACGTAAATACAACAAGAATTAGTTATTCACACGAGTTTATTGGCAAAAACATTGACAAATTTGACGATATATTAGCTACTAATAACTTGCATACATAGCACATACTGCTACACTAAGTATGTATGGTAAACAAAGAAAAAAAGTTATTTAAAGGTGAGTGGGCTAACGAAAACGTTAATCCTGAAGATTATATTTTTAACGATTTTTTAACTGCACAATCACATGAATATAACTATCAAGCTATTGCACAAGGTGGCAAAGCTGACAAAGCCTATGAGTGTGATTTATGTCATGCACATATTGCATGGGCTTATTATTTTGACAACAGAAATACAGGTAAAAAATTAATTGCAGGTATTGAGTGTGCAAATATTATGGATAGTGGTTTAAAAGCACAAGATTATCAAAGAGCTAAAAGAGCTAAAGCAGAACGTTTAAAGTTTACACACGAGCAAAACATAGATATGTTTCACAAAGAATATCCACACTTAGTGCAAGCTGTAGAATATTTTAAAGGGTCGCACTATGCTATTGTTGATATTTTTTCAAAGATTAAGTGGGGTTTGTCAGGTAAACAACTTAACTATTTACAAAAATTACTTACAGATGCGTGGTTAACAGAAGTTAATAAGTATAAAACAGAGTTTAAACCACCTGCACCAAAGCTATCTGTTGGTGTTCAAACATTAAATGTAACTATTAGTAACTATTACTTCCAAGAAAAAGGTTATTACGCAATAGAAAAAGCAGTGTTTGAAACAGAAGATGGTCAAACAATTTTTACAGGTAAGACCAAACAGCTTATACAAAAACTTTATGTTGACCATAGATGGTCAGACGAAGAAGACTTTTGGACTTTAGATAAAAAAGAACGTAAGTCAGAGCTTACACACAACAAGTCTTATTACAAGAAAAACACAGAAGGTGTGCTTACTGTAGAGATACTATCAGAGTTTGCTGATGATAAGTACAGCGCAAAAATAAAAGATTTTATTGTCACACAAACGTATGACGATGTGCTACAATAATTACGTAAGATAAGAAGGGATAAAAATGGCTAAAAATCAAATAAAAATGTTTCAAGGCTTTGTAGTCGAGAGTGCTTACAGAGTTAATAAAACATCTGATTATTTTAAAATTACAGAAAAACTACATCAAGAAGATAACTTGACTTTAGATATGGTTTTTATGTTTTACAAGCACATAATTAACGATGAAAAAACTGCACGTAAAGTTATTACAGATGAAATAATCTTGGACAATATCACAGCGATGATAGAAAACAATTTTATTACATCTGATGGCAAGTTTACAGAGCATGCCAAAGAAGTATTAGACAAAGAAGGCTTCTATGTCGATGACAAAGACGTAGTACAACCAAAGGGGGAATAATGGCAATCAGTAAAGCTAATCTTATTGCAATAACTAATAAAGTAATCCACGATGCACTACCAAATAATGTTGTGCTATCTAATTGGGAACTAGAACTTATTAGTGTTAAGGCAGTAGAAAAAATAACAGAAGAACTTGCTAAACAATTAGTAAGTCAATTTACGAAAGATGGTAAATAATGGCTAAATTACAATTACTAGATAAAGTAGATGACATCAACATGCTAAGAGGTATAGAGCCTAGAACAATTGGCGCTTACAGATTAGACATGGCTTATGGTGGCTACAGATTAACACAATTAGTTAATGATGGTGGTGGCGAAACAGATATATCACCAAGACTTAAAGCTAGCGAGATGAGAGAGTTCTTAGATGGCTTCTTTAAAGGATATATACAAAACACCAACGACAGTACAGACAGATTATTAGAAAAAATAAAGGATAAATAATGGCAGTGTGTGCTACAATAATTAGTATGATATATAAAATTACTGCAACAAGTTTGTGGGGTGACGTATCACAATTTGAATTTGACAACAAAGATGATTTTTTGTCAAAACTTAGAGAGCTTAAAGACGAAGGTGTTGGCTATCTAATCAAAGAAGAATACATACCTGCAACAGAAGCAGTCTAAATAAGGTAGGGGATATGATTAAAAGATACACAAAGAAATTGGTTAAGTATTTTGTAGAGTTTTCGCAAGAGAACGAAGAACAAACAGAAACTAATGACCATTGGAACGCAACGTTAACTGACCTGCGTATGACGCAAGGTCTTCTATCAATGACGCAAGAATTACTTTACAAACTTGGTAAGTACAATGAGTTATTTAAACTCAACACTTATACAAACATGTTAGATTTCATGGTTGCCATGACTAAAGTAGAAATTGCTTATCGTGACAGACAAGGGCATGCAAAGTCTAACAGTGCAGAGATGCAAGCATTAATATATAAAAATACACAAAACATCAGAGAACAATTATGTTATGCAATTGATTTACCAAAAGATAACGAGTTCTATAAATTAATACACTTAGGTACTTTAAGGAAGTTGGTTAAAGAAAATGGCTAGTCATATTTGTGCAGATTGTAATACAAATGGTTATTACGAAACACATGAGTTTATAGATATGTGTAGTTATTGCGCAGATTTTCACGTCAACAAAAAATTATTAAACGATAAAGTCAACGCTACAGGTATGACAGAGAGAAGGGATATATGGATATAATTTGGGATTACAGTCACGTTCTACACATTTTTTGGGCGTTCATTATGACAGGTGGAATACTTTATATAATCGGTTTGACTGTAGATATGTTAATTGCATATTTTAAAATGTTAAGAATTAAAAGAAAAATAATTAAAATTGCTAAAGAGCATTGGTTTGGTTTAACACTTGATGAGATGTACGCAAAGTTAAACGCAGGAATAGAAATAAAACCTAGTAAATATTTAAAATAAAGTTTGCATAAGTGTAGCACTTTGTTACACTTATAAATGTAATGCTTATGTCTTAAAAGCAAGTTCCTAGAACTTTATTCGCAAGGCAAAGTGTTTATATATAGCATAAGAAGACCACGTTGTAAAAGACGTGGTTTTCTTTTTTATGCCTACAATAAATCTACAGGTAGCAGTTTAGACATGCGTCATGCCTTGATTTCGTAATCAAGAAGACTGCTACCTGCTTAACATACACTTGTTACAAACTTGCATGTCTATTAATTCTAATAGACCCAAAGACATGCGACCACATAGTCTGCATGGCTTTATTAAACAAGAGTTGCACAAGACGTAACGTTTATTTAGTTGTGGTCTTTTGCGACAATATAAACACATTTTTTTACCCATACTTAACTAATAGGGGAAAAGTTTTTAAAATTTTATTGTTTTTCACACATTATCTATAGAACAAGAGTTTATAATATTTGCATGGAACAAGTAAGAATTTTGAGATTATCTTTATTTCAATTTGATGAAGAAAACCCAAAAGAACATAACATTGGCGAATTAATATTATCGATTAAAAGACATGGCTTTATAGAGCTTCCTGTAGTAAATGAAGAAACAGGTTTATTAGTAGCAGGACATGGCAGGGTAGAAGCATTACAACGCATGGTTATAGACCAAGAACAACCACCTTTATACATTGTCGCAGAAGAAGATACAGGCGAGTGGTTAGTACCTTACATCTCAATTAAATTTAAAACAGACCATGAAGCAAAAGCCTACATGATAGCTAGCAACGCATTAACAATTGATGGTGGCTACAACGAACACAAGTTATTAGATATGTTAATGGACGTAAACGCACAAACAAACAATTTACTTGGTACAGGATTTGATAGTCAAGACATTATGGACATGTTACACGCAAATGACAAAGGTCTTATCTTTGATGATGACTTTGGCAAACAAACACACAGTGTTAGCGTAGAAGCTGATAGTCTTGAACATGCAAAAAAAATTAAAGAAGATTTGGAAGAATTAGGTTACACATGTCAATTGAAGACGAAAACGAATTAAATTACCCTTCAGATTTACCTGCTGAAGTATTTACTGCGTATAAAATGCTTATTGCTTTAGCTACATTAAATTTTTCAGGAATAGAAGACGAAGTAGAGTATGCGAAGACTAGGGAATTAATAATAGATGAAATATACCCAACAGGCATGATGCCCTTAGTTAAAACAGACAATACAGTAATTAATGGACATACACTATTCAATAGTGCGTTAATATTAATTACAGAAATATTAGTTCACGCTTGCGATGAAGATGTTGATAAGATACAACATGTTTTACAGGAAGCAGGACTATTGGTAGTTAACAGCTAAAACTAAACAGGATTTAGACGTTAACCTAACAGGATTAGGTAACATGGCAGGAAGACCAACTAAACTTACAAAAGAATTAATCGAAGAAATCGCAACTTACTTGCGTGCAGGTAACTATATAGAAACAACTGCATCTTTAGTTGGCGTACATCGTGACAGTATTTATGAGTGGCTTAAACGTGGAAACGCTGAAATCACTAGGGTTTCTAAATCAAATAGAGCAAGAATACGTAAAAGAGAAGAAATTTTTGTTGAATTTACCGACACAGTAAAAAGAGCGCAAGCACAAGCAGAAGCTATGTTAGTAGCACAAATAGGTAAAGCATCTGAAAAACATTGGCAAGCATCAGCGTGGCGATTAGAACGCAAATATCCTGATAGATGGGGAAGAACAGAACGCAACGTTGCCACTGCACAAGATGACCCACTTAAAGAACTAGCTAAACAATTACAAGACTTGCGTGATGATAGACCTTAAAGAAGGTAAGCAACTTAATTCAATACTTGATAGTGACGCAAGAATAAACGTATGGCAAGGGTCAGTATCTAGTGGTAAAACAATTGCATCGCTTGTCAGGTGGATTGAGTTTGTAGCAACAGTTCCTTATGGCAACTTGTTAATGGTAGGCAAGACTGAACGAACACTTAAACGTAACGTAATAGACGTATTATCAGAACTTTTAGATGGTACAGGGTCATTAATAACAAGAACAGGTAGTGGTGAAATACAAATAGGCAGTAAAACTATTTATATAGTAGGCGCTAACGATGAGAGAGCAGAAGCTAAAATTCGTGGTTTAACTCTTGCAGGCGCTTATGGTGACGAAGTTACATTGTGGACAGAGAGTTTTTTTAGCATGTTGTTATCACGTTTACGTGTAAAAAACGCTAAATTATTTTTAACTACAAACCCTGATAGCCCAAACCATTGGCTTAAAAAACAGTTTTTAGATAGAGAAGATGAACTTGATTTAAAGAACTTTGGATTTGAATTAGACGATAATCATACATTAGACCCACACTATGTAAGTTCATTAAAGGCAGAGTATGCGCCACCAAGCAGTTTATGGTATAGAAGATTTATTAATGGTGAGTGGGTTATGGCAGAAGGCGCTGTTTATGATACGTTTGACCAACAAATTAATGTAGTAACAGAATTACCTAAGATGCAAGAGTATTACGTTGGTATTGACTATGGCACAACTGCACCATTTGTAGCTGTACTTATTGGTGAAGGCGTAGATGATAAGTTATACGTTGTTGATGAATATGTTTACGATAGTAAAACAAAACTAAGACAATTGTCAGATGCAGAATATAGCAGAGAGCTAAGACAGTTTATACAAAAATACGACCCAAGAAGAATTTACATTGACCCTAGTGCTACATCTTTTATTACACAATTGTGGCGAGATAATGTACAAGGTGTTACAAAGGCAAACAATAATGTAGAAGATGGAATACGTGTAGTACACAATTTAATATCAAGTGGTAAACTGCTAGTTCATCAAAAGTGTGCCTATACTATTGAAGAAATTGAGAGTTATGTTTGGGATAGCAAACAGCAAGAGAAGGGTATAGATAAACCCTTAAAACGTAACGACCATGCTGTAGATGCGCTAAGATATGGGGTAATCAGTCTAGGCGCAGTATGGCGACATTGGATTAAGGAAGGACAATAAAATGCCTAAAGGCAAAGGTTATCCACGTGCTAATAAAAGCATGAAAAAAGTTAAAAAGAAAAAAAAGAAATCAAGATACTAAATGAAACAAATGCCCGCAAATGGGTCAGAGTACCCACCTAAAGACCATAAACATATACAAAGGGTTTACGCAGAACACAGTGCATGGCATAGTGGCGACCCTGCAACGTTACGCAAAACTTACGCTGACGTACCACAAGATTATAGACCTAGACGTTATATGTTTTGGACACGTAAAGGCGCAACAGAATTACAAACAGAACGTCATCAAGTTCATGTGCCGTTAGCGGGTGACATAGCACAAACATCAGCAGATTTATTATTTAGTGAGCCACCTAAGTTTCAAATACCTGAAATGGAAACTGAAGCATCTGCAAAAAATTCACAGGAAAACTTAGATGCACTGTTGGCACAGTGTGGTTTTAAAAACAAATTACTAGAAGCAGGCGAATTGTGCGCTTCTATGGGTGGTGTGTTTTTAAGACTTGTGTGGGATTTAGAATATATGAAATATCCAAACATACAAATAGTTAATCCTGATAAAGCATTTGCGACCTTTATGTATGGTCACTTAGTATCAGTAGCTTATGTAACAGAATATGAACAAGATGGAAGACAAGGTTTTTATAGGCATATCGAGTTACACAGCATGGGCAAGATAGAGCATGCTTTATACTATGGCACACAAAACAACTTTGGCGAGAGAGTTGCATTAACTGCTATACCTGAAACAGCAGGATTAGTCGAAGAAATACAATTACCATTTGATACATTGGCTAGTGTCTATGTACCTAATCAAAGACCATTAAGAAGATTACGTGGATTAGATTATGGAAGGTCTGATTTTGATGGCATTGAAGGTATCATGGACGCAATAGACGAAGCATATACATCATGGCTTCGTGACATACGTTTAGGTAAATCAAGAATTATTGTACCTACAGAATATTTAGAGAGAAGGGGTCGTGGACGTGGTAGTGCTTTTGACGTAGATGCAGAAGTATTTACAGCTTTAGAGATAGACCCTAATACAGAAAACAAAGGCATACAACCTGTACAGTTTGAAATACGTGACCAACAACACAAAACAACAATCTTAGAACTTATAGACAGAGCTGTTACAGGCGCAGGTTATAGCCCACAATCTTTTGGTCTTGGAATAGAAGGACGTGCAGAGAGTGGCACAGCTTTAAAGCTAAGGGAACGTAAGTCATTTATTACACAAGCTAAAAAACAAAGATATTGGACGCAACCATTAGAAGACATATTAGAAAAACTTATGATATTACATAATGAGATATTTAGTGCAGGTTACGAAGTCTTTAAGCCTACAGTTGTTTGGCAAGACAGCGTAGCACCTGACCCAAGAGAGAGCGCATCAGTAATAGAAACATTACATAGAGCGCAATCTGCATCATTAGAAACAAAAGTTAGACTTCTTCACCCTGACTTTACAGAAGACGAGATAGAAGCAGAAGTAGAAAAAATAGCTACAAACTATAATTTAGCTGATACAGGAATTGAAGTAATCGAAGAACTAGACTGATAACATGTCAGTTGAAGATACAGTACAGCAAGAATTAATCGCTGAAGAAAAAGCTGAAGTATTTTTATCAATAGGTGAATATCTTAATCAAGCAATTATTGATTTAGTTTACGATGATGACATATATGACGCTGAACTAGCAAATGGTGACGCTAGTAATTGGACATACAATAAATTACGTACAATAGAAGGTTTAATTGCATCTGCTGAAAAAGCAGGTAATGATTTACTTAAATTAGCAAGACCTACATTTCAAGATGTAGTTAATGTTGCTTACAATCACAGCGCAGAAGTAGCTACAGCAGAGTTAATAGCAGGTGGACAAACAGTTAATTTAGGCGCAGGGTGGGAAGGTATAAGCGAATATGCAGTTGATGCTTTAGTTGATGGTTTAGTTAACAGATGGGAAAAAAGAGTTGATAAGTTAGCAATAACATCATCAGTGCAAAACGAAGCAACAGATTATATAGAGCGTATAGCTAGTCAAGTTGTAGGTGGTCGTGCATTAAACGATGCACAAGCAGAAGCAGTCAGTGAATTAATAGATAAAGGCATACCTATTTTTAAAGATAGTAAGGGTAGGAAATGGGCTATTGAAAATTATGCACCTATGTATGTTAGAACTGCATCGCAACAAGCAAGAGTACAAGGCGCACTAGATACTTATGAAGCAAGTGGTAATCATTTAGTTTATATATCTGATAGCCCTGCTGAGTGTAAATATTGTAGAAAATATGAAGGGAAAATTTTTAGAACAACAGATAATATTGCTGATTTACCAAAGTCAAGACAAGAAGACCCACCATTACACTTAAACACTGCAAAGAACGCAAAACCTGTAGGTCTGTTTCACCCTAACTGTACGCATCAGGCGTTGTTGTACATAGAAGGACTTACAGATTTAGATAAGCAACCTGACCCTAAAGATGCAGAGCGTGAAAAAAATAGAAGCAATTTAAAACGTGTACAAAAAAACAAACGTAGAGCTAGAGCAAAAATGAAGGAATATAAACGTAAAGGTCAAACAGCATATTACAAGAACGCTAAAGCAAATTGGAATAAATGGTTGTCACAAGAAAAACAGCTTATGTCTTACTTTGAACGTCAAGGTCTAGGGTGGATAGGTGGCAACGACAGGTCATTACTATTAGCAGAAATGTTAGGCGTTGACCCTAAAGAGATAGCTAAGTTACAAAACAATCCACTAGCATTAGCAAAACTTGCACCAAAGACTGCGTTCCCTACAAAGCTAGTTACACCTAAAGCTAGAGATGCAATAGCAGATATAATAAGACCACCTGATATAAGCAACTTACGACTAGACGATGTAGAGCAACTATCACGTCAAGGACAGCTTGCATTTAAAAGCAGTGGTTTAAAAAACATAGGTGATTTTGTTATAACAGACTTTACCTACTTAAACGAGAGCATACAAAAACAAATTAACTTCCAATACTATAAATATTTTGAGAGTGATTATGGCGTATTTAAGTATGCAGAAAACTTAAACCTTATGCACGCACCACCTAAACTACCAAGTTCGATAAACAGTAAAGTCAAGTTTGACGCATTTGTTAATGAAGGTGGCGTTGTATCTAACAAATATGCGTATTGGCAGTGGCATGAAGGTGACCTTGCACCAACTAAATATTGGCAAGACGACAGAAAAACTAACTTATGGGATAAGATAGTTGAGAGAAAACTAGCAGAAGAAGTATCAGCAGGCGCAAAAACAAACAGAAAACAATATGTCAGTGGTGGTCTGCCGTCGTCAGGCAAGAGTAGAACTATATCAGGTAAAGACCCAAACAAAGCTGTTAAAACTATTGACCTAGCAGAATATGTGACATTAAACAGTGACGACATGAAAACTATGTTGTTAATTGAAGAATATGGCACAACAGCAGATATAGCAATACATGATGAAATAAGTGATTTGTTTATTAACAGCGATACAAATGGTGTAAACACAATAATTAAGTTAGATAGTGCAGGCAATATCATAGAAGGTCAAAGTGAAGTATGGGCTAAATTAAAGAAATCACACCCTGATGTTTTTGATACATTATTTGCTGAGTATAAAAATGGACAAAAAATTGGTTATAAAGAAACAACAAGATTTAACGAGAAGTTTTTAACAGAGATAAAAGAGAGTATTGCAGAACGAGTAGTTGTAGTTCGTACAACAGATGTTGTATCAGAGATAATAGGTTTTGAAGGTGCAAACATTGTACATAGTGAGAGTTCAGCTTTACTTGCTTATGCACAAGATAGAGCAGGTGAACGTGGACTTAATATAGTACATGACGTAACGTTAGGGTCAGATAAACCACTTGATAAAATAGATGAGTTAATTAAAACACATGGTTACATGGCAACAGAAGGTACATATATTGTGTATCAGGCAGAACAGGCTAAAAAAGGTGTTGTACAAAGATACGCAGAAGGCAACTTCCAAAACCTGACATCTAAAGTAGCACGTGGACGTGGTGGTCGATACGTTTCAACAGGCGTTATTGACGAAGCTATGAAATTAATAGAAACTGATGCAGTAAACGAAACATTAGAAATATTAGGACGACCTGCAATAAATGATAATGAGATTTATATGGCTAGGTTACTTAAATCAGGCAACGTTGACTTCAGAGATAATGGGTTTCAGATAATAGATAGAACATTAATTGACGAGAATACAGGTTATCCTGTGTCACGTAAAATCTTATTGCAACGTGGTAAAGATGGTATTCAAGGCATAAAAAAAGTAAACCCATCAACTAAAAATAAAGGACTTGATTTATTAGACATAGTACAAGAAGATACAAGGTCAAGACAAAGACCACGTGTAACAAAAGTCAAAGTTAAAGCAGAGCTTCCTAAAGCTAAATATGAAAAATCAGCGTTTAAAGGAATTATAGATAAATATAAAACAGACTTTAGGGTTTTAAAAAACAAAGATGGTTATCTAACAAAGATACAAATGTACTTTGATAATTTAAGTGGGTCTAAATCTTACGTCACAACTGTAAGCACTAACTTTAATGTTGAAAACGCATTTGGTGATAAATTTGACGTAAATGTAAGTACAGGACAAGTTAAGGGTGGTCATAGTAGAAGAAGATTTTATAGGGATTTGTCAGAAACAATTGACGATTTTAGATTAAATGAATTTGTAGATGATGCAAATTTACCTATTGGTTTGTCAAAGACACGTACAGCTAAAGATTATATTGTTAAAAGTATTGATGAAGCACAGTTAATTATTAATAGTGAAACTGATAACTTGTTACGAAATCATCACTTGTATATTGTGCCTACTGTAGAAGATGCACATTTTTTATTTAATTCAGGAATAGCACCTAGTTTAATTTATGTTGGTGACAGTAAAGTGTTTGAAAAACACATTGACATAGTTACCAACTCTACACATAAAAGACTTAGAAATTCAGGTTATCCAAATTTTAGAAACATATTTCATGGTGATGATTTACCAATTAGATATAGCCCAAACTTCACAGATGGTTTTACTGTATCAAACCTTGAAAACATACCTGCAAAAATTGGTGAAGCAGACTTAGTTCATTACATAGCTAATACAGGAAAAACTGATGATTTTGATGCAATATCACATGAAAATTTATTTAAACCTGAATTGTCAGAAGAATTTAAAAATACTGTTTATAGACAATTAGAAGTTATGCAGAAACAATTAGCTGATAATGGTATAGAACATGGCGCTATAAAAGTTATCTATAGTATTGATGCTGTTGCATTTTACAAAAGCGCTTTAGATATACCTAAAGATGTAAGTTTTATAGATGAGTTGCTAGCAGGCAATATCGACCCATACGAAATGTATCTAGCAGGTGAACAATATAAAAATGGACAGTTAACTGTAACTAGATTTACAAATGAGAGTTCAGGTATGAATAGAGCTGTAGTCAAATTAAAACAACTATTAGGTATGAACTATCAAACTACGCATAACTTATATTCAGCTACACAACAAATTAAAGAAGCACAATTAGGAAGCGTATTAGTATCACAAACAAGTACAGTTGCAAAAGACGATGTAAAAGACATTTTTGAATTGACTAGACAGTCTTTAACAAATGAGAGATACATTGACGCAGAAACAGGACAATCATTTTTATACAGTGTTGTTGGTAAACACATAAACACAATTGATGCTGATGGTGATATGAATACTATATCAACTTTTAAAGTTGCACAAAAGGTTACAGAAGGTAAACAAGGAAGACACGTAACAGACTTCTTAAACCTTAAAACAAAAAGAGTAGTAATGACTGTTGATGAATTTATAGAACAACAAAACCATATAAAAATTGATACTGATGGCGATGTAGTTACTAAAAAAGCTAAGGTCAAGGGAAATACTAAAAAACAGTTTTTTAGCACAAGTGATAACCCAAGAGAGAGCAAAAGATTAATTGGTGCAGTGGGTAATACTAAAAATAACAATCAGTGGTTAAACAACGTTGACCAAGATACAATTAATGAACTTCAAATTGATAAACCAAAGTATGAAACACAACTTATTAATAACACAACAGACGACTTTGTTTTAATAGAAAAACTAAAACAATTAAATGGTGATGATTTAATAGAAGTTGTGTTAGTTGATGAAAAAGACTTTGTTAAAAATTTTAGAGATGCTACAGACAATCCATACGCAGATGACATTACAGATTTTCTTGAAGGTCAAGTAAAAGATACGACACAACAACAACACAGTTCTATATCAAATATTGGGTGGGCAGATGACCTAGACAAATACATTTATGGACAAGGTAATAGAGAAGGCAGAAGGGTAACTACATTACGTGGCGACAACCTAAGACTTAACACAAACATACCAAATGTAAGTGAAACAGATTTTGATGGATTACATAAAGTAGAAGTATCATCTGAAAAAGCATTAGATACATTAGCGTTACAACAAAAAGTAGAAGGTCACGATGATTTTTTACTACAAAACAGCGCTAAAACAACATCATTAGATAGTAATGAAACAATAAACAAAAAAGTATATAAGTTTGTAAAGCATGAAGGCGTTGAATTTGGTACGACACAAGCAACATCAACTAAATCAAATGTAAAAGGTAAAAAAGCGTTTTTAAATATAATTGAAGTTCCTAAAGAGCCAAACGTTAAAACAATTTATCACACTGTAGAAATAGATATAGATGATTTAAAACAAGATATAAGAGATGGCATGTTTAGCGTTACTAAAAACGATTTACATTATTATCAAGATGGTGGTGATGTCACAGATGTTTTATTTGATAGAGATATTGAAGAATTTAAGTCGGTTAAGGCAATACGTAAGGTTATACCACAAGATGTTTTGGACACAACAGAATTAGGCGAGTTATTGTTTTCTGTTAATGAAGAAGCCTATTATGGCGACACAGCAATACAGCGTCTTAAAAAAGGTTTAGAACTAGAGAGTATGTTGCAATTTAGCGAAGACATGACTTTACGAGATATGGTAGAAATACGTTTAAATCGTAATACTGATTACACACAACATGTTATTAAAGCAAAACAAGATGGAAGTGGTGTCAATTTTATTGGTAAAAATTATAATCGTGGTGTTGTAAAGACCCAAGACCCATTAGTTCAACAATTAATAGAAGAAGCAACTTTAGATTATAGCCCTGCTGACATGGGAACAAGACAAGTCGATGCAAACAGAATATTTAAAGACAGGTTAATAAGCAAAGCTGTTGATAAAGGTTTAGTAAGTAATGAACTTAAACAAGCAGTTGATATAGTAGATACAGTTTTTGCAAAAGTAGGTGGTGTAAACAATCTAAATCTAACACAAGCAGAATTTGTAGATTTACTAGAACAGATAGAAGACATTAAAGATGAAACTTTAGCAGATAAAATAAAAATTATTGATGGTAAAGAAATATTAGAACTTCAATTATCTGACAGCGTAACAGAACAGATAAGTCAACTTATTGACCATAAAGAAATAGCACCTGAATTATTTGATTATGACGAACAAGTTTACAGAATTGTTATAGATACAGGCGAAGATATAAAACCACCTTTACACCACACAGGTATGATTGAAAATTATATTGAAACAGGTAATACAACAAGAGCAATAGGTTTATATAGAAGTGTTGATAGTCAAATTAGCAGAGATATTTTAAGATACAACGTTGATATTGACACTGATACTTTATTAAATGAAATAGATAAAGTAACAAACTCTAGTGGTTTTTCGCCAAACAAAAATGAATTAGTAGCTAAGTTAACAACAACACAAGATATTGTAAACACATTAACTGATGGTATTAACACAGGTGAGTATTTAAACATTAATGAAACGTTTTTAAACAATGTTGCTGATTTTGGTTTAGTAGTAGATGCACCTGAAACAGCTTTATACAATACACATAAACTTGCTAAATTTGGTCACAGAAATCTATTTAACAGTTCATCAATACCTATGGATATAGTCATTAAAGATTTAGAAACTTTTGCAGATTTAGGTTTAGTGTCGCAAGAAGAAATACTTGAATTAAAAAATTATATAGAATATACAACAAGTACCACAGGCGTTTCAATGAGTAACAAATATTTTAACGATGGTAGGCATGGTGTTAATTTAGCTTTAAAGCATGTAGCAGATGTTACAGACGATGTTATGATACAAGGATTTTTAATTGATGAACAATTAAAAGCCCAAGCACCTGACTTACCATTAAGCAAACACACACTTGTACAACCTTTGACTTACGAGATACTTGAAGGCAGTCAACAAAAAAATACAAAATTAGTTGTTGCTTATGGGAACGAAGTAGGGTCAGATTTATTAGATTTAGATAATAAAACATATACAGAAAAATTAATTGTATCTGAAAAAGGGGATTTACTTACAGGTATAAATTTAGAAGACCAATTTAATACAGGTAATGCTTATGAACGTGGCGAGAGTGTAATAGTTAACGTGTCACCTACACGAGAAGCTGACACTAATTTAGTAATGTTATCGCAAGTAAATCAAGTTGTAGGCGTAGATGCTTCAGCACCAAGTAGCCAAATGTACAGTGCAGTTGTAAACGCCACGCACCCACAAGGGTCAGAAATACAGCTAGGGTCTTTAGTTTCTACATCTGCAAATGCAAGCACAGCTTATTCGTTTTCAAACAGTCAATTAAATAGAAATTTAGTCTTAAGTCACCCTGATGGAACGTTCACAATGCTAGACATGCCTGTAACATCTACAATTGCAGAATATAATCTAGCAAATACTGCATCAGTTAGGCATATATCAAGATTAGAAGGCGAGTATGAATATATAGTTCCATCTGATGCAAAACTTGAAGTTCTTGGTAGCACTGCCTATCCAATTAGAGTAAGTGCTAATGACAGAACAATTGATTTATCATTTTCGGAACAGCAATTTGAAAAAACAGTTGATGCAGTTTTAGATACATCTGATGAAATAATGGAAGAAAAAAAAGTACAGTACATATTGCTAGACAGATTAGACAATTACTCAAATTTAGATAGTGACAATATACCATTTCAAACTTTTAGAGAGATACATACAAGAAAACAAGTAGGTGGTGTTGTCTTAGATAAATCAACATTTAATCCTATAACAACTTATAGAAATATTAATGTTGTTGATTTAGAAGGTGTAGATAATTTATTTGATAATCAAGTTTTTGATGGTGATTTACCACAATCTTTTAACGAAATCAATATGGGAAGTAAAGACAGCGCAATTCAAATAGTAAGAGCTTTGACAAGCGATAAAGTTATTGCAAACATAGAATATGCACAGTCATTAGCAGATGACCCTACAGTATTTGACTTTGACTTATTAGTAGCAAAACTCAAACAAGCACGTGGAATAGCTGAAAACGCTAAAGGCGCACAAGCGCTAACAATACAAAACTATTTTGCTACACAACTGACAGAGTTTTTTTCATATTACAACGATACAGCAGGTGTTGAGTGGTACGAAGCAGACATGCCACAATTTTATAACTTCTTCTTTGACAATAGCTCTAGTACATTAGACGATACAATATTAGAATTAATAAAAGAGATAGATGAATAAAGAGTACAATATAAATTTAGATGAATTAGAATTAGAAGTAGTTAAACAACCTATTCTGTTTAGCGAAACTAGACACACCAAAAATTCACGTCAATTTGAACGTGAACTTCGTAAAACAAATATATTCTTTAAAAAGTTAGGAAGATAATATGGCAACTACAGAAAACGACAGATTTGCAATAGCAATAGGTCAATACAAACGTGGACAAATTACTAAGGAACAATTATTTAAAATTGCAGAAACAGTTACACGTGACCAAACACCACAAACAGAAGTTATGGGTAGTAAAGACGACAGCGTAGGTGGGTCAAGAACAGCAGAGTATTTAGGTATTATATTTGATAACGATTTTGCAATTGAACTTTATAATAAAATGAAACCATGATACAAGCAGGCGACAGTCGCAACGACTTAAAAGTAAAAGAAGTAAAAGATACAATTGAACACGAAGGTATTACTTATTATGCGTGCAGTATTTATAAAATGTCAGCAGTATCAGGTAGTAGGGCAGAGTGGGCATTATTAAAAAGAAATAGTCACGATGAGATTATAGAGTGTGGTAATATTAGAAAACACAACAGGGAACATTATTTATCATTAATACAAAGGCATATTTCTAAATATGGCACTCATACCTAAATGCGAGAAGTGCAAAGCTAAACTTGTAAAAGTCAAATCTAACATGTACTATTGTCAGGCTTCACCGACTATGTGCAGTTTATCACTAAAAACCTTCTATTTAGAAGAAGAATAGACATAACACAAAAAATCGTAATTTGCAAATTATAGCAAAGTGTGCTACACTACTTACGTATGGTTAATGAAGGGATTATAAAAAATGTTTGATGCTGAATTTTACAAAGCCATTAGTGGTGTTGAAGATACAGAACTAACAGGTAACGAGATATTAGATTGTGGGAACTGTTTTACAAGAATACCAAAACATATTTTAGAAGACGCAGGTGACGTTGTGTTCTTAAATGAGTACACATGTGAAAAATGTCACGAGCCATTATAGGAAGGGGAACTATGGCAGAGCAACCAACAGAACAAGAACTTCAGAAGTTCAAGTTCAGTGAAACTTTTGTTGTTGACTTTACAGTCGAAGCAAAAGATTATTCAAAAGCCAAGAGCATCTACGACAAGATGTTCGACAAAAACATTGTGTTAGGTTATGACACGTGGAAGGAACTAGAAACCAAAGACTTTAAAGGTGGCAAGTTCCATGTACAGACCAAAGACAAAGGTCAAAGAGAAGTAACTATTATTAATGACATTTGGGGGGAAGAAGAATAATGGCAAAAATAGATGAGTTACATAAACAAGCAGAAGATGGCACACTACATTGTGACGAGTGCGACTTTGACGTGTGTGATACTTTTGTAAAATGTAGTACAGAAGATTTGGATTGTGAGTTGTGCGCAGTGTTTCAACCACAAGACTTTTATGAATATGATATGTGTTTCTCATGCGCATCAGAACAAGACAAACTATAAAGGGGGAATAAATGGCTAGAAGAAGCAAAGATTTTCATGGCAAGAAGGTCTATAAAGTAAAACGTATTATCCACGAAACAGTCACAGTAGAAGCTAACAACGAAGAAGATGCTTTAGAGTTAGTTAACAAAGGCAAGATGGTACTTAGTGAGAGTTATTACACACCACGTGGTAGATACAGTTCCAAAGTTAAAGCAAAGAGATTACTTGAAACTAAAAAAAATATAAAACCTGCAAGGATTTTGTCTTCAGCTTTAAGTAAGAGAGAGCAAAGTAAAAGAATAGAGAGAGCCAAGAACAGAGTTATGTCACAGATACCTTGCGACTATTGTAAAAAAACAAGGTCTGAACACATGTATGAACAGTGGGCGCAGTGGTGGTATTGCCATGACTTAGTCGAGTATAGACCAACACACACTTACGCAGAGTGGCAAGCAAAGCATGGTAAGGAAGTATTAACACATGGTTGAAGCAACAGTACCATCAGATAAAAACGCTAGGGGATTTCACAACTTACCTGTTGGGTCATTGATTTCATTTCTGCACGAATATAATCCTGCCACTGACGAAATAGTTGATGAGCCATTAACTATGGAAATTAACGATATTGCAAAAGCACAATTTAAACAGTTAGAACTATACCGACACAAAACAACAAAGCTAATAACTTACATGAAGATGTTTAGCACACAAGACAACGCTTACCAAACAACACTAGCAATTGAAAAATATCAAGAGAGAATAAATCATGCTAAGTAATTGCATTAGTATTACAAACTGCTACACTAATACTGTATGACAAAAGGGGATAAAAAAATGGTTGAATTAAAAGTTTCAGATTTCTTGTCTGAAGTCAAAGTATATACATTTAATGACCTTACTGAAGAAGACCTTGACAACGTCAAGTCACTTCAAGAACAAGGTGTTGATGTAGAAGTTAATAAGGTAGGTAAATAATGGCAGGTGGCGACTGTTACGAAGCTAGTTTCAAAGAATTTATGCACAACATAAAAGAATATGACCACAACGATTGGGTCTTAGTACACGCTATGCGTGAACACATGGGCAAAGGCGCAGAGTGGTGGGGTGGTCATGCGTTCTTACTTAATAAAAAAACAAACAAAGTTATTGACCATAGTATTAGCGCAAGAAATAATAATGATGGCGAGCCTATGGTTACAACATTAGACAAAGTCATAGAGATGTGGGATTTGCGAGTTGACCAAGAAGATATGTATGTTGAATACACACGTGGCGAGATGGTGCAGAAGGCATTAGAAACAGGTCACTATGGGTCTTGGGATTTGCCATTTGAGAATTGGCAAGCTGAAGGTTATGGCGACTACATGAATATATTTCAACAAAAGTACATGCCAAGAACACGTAAGTTTTTAGAAGATGCAGGCGCAGGCAAAGTTAAGGACATTAGAGATGAGTTATAAAGAAGAAGAAACTATCAAACTAGATATGATTTATGTCGAAACAAAAACTTGTATTGTGTGTGGTAGAAATGGCGCAGTCAAGTGTTACAGAATAGATTACGATAAGTGGCGTACAGGTACTTATGTACAAGATGCTATGCCTTACTTGTCAGCAGGTCGCAGAGAACAATTAATTAATGGTGTTCACCCTAACTGTTCCAAAAGTATTTATGGTCAAGATAAATGTGAGCATGTTTGGGAAGATGGGTGGTGCGAAAAATGCGAATTGCGCATTACAGAACAATACAAAAAAGAAGATGACGATTTATTTATGGGATATTATGAAGATACCAAACAGTAAATATTTTAAATTTAGATTAAGGCTTAGAGCTTTTATTTTTAAATTTAACATGCACTTTTGGTACAAAAGATACGAATTAAATACAAGATACAACAATTTTATATCAGATTACTTTGAGTGGTTTTGGGAAGCAGACAGTTACCACTACAGAAGTTTTAGGCACAGATGGCGCTTACACAAACTGCTAGGCACAGAGTTTAAACTGTTTGTATCACAACCTAGACACAAATATTTATTTATGTTGTGTAATTGGTGGTTAAACGCATACGAACACTATAATAGTAGATTATACTACACTAATAAAGCGATAGAGAGATGGGGGTAATATGCCATTAGTAAAAGAAATTACAAGTAAAGTTAGAACTTATAAACTATTTGGTCGCAAGATAACAGTTAGAATAGACCACAAGAAGAAACCTTATTGGGAATTTATAAATAAACAATACATACTAAATGATGATGAGAGAAAACAATTAAAAAATGCAATTGATGATTTCATGCTTAATAGGTATAAGTAGTTTTATAACACCACAAGTAATAGATGATTACAAGTCTTGCTTGTGGTTTTCTGCTATTGCAGAGAGAACGAAACAAGCCCATCACGCAATAGTTCTTTATTTACCTGAAGAAGAATACGAGTGGGCAATTAAAACTATTTACTGCGAGAGTAGTGGCTTAAATTCTGCAACATCATCTGCAAATGCACGTGGCATTTGGCAATATTTAGTTAAAACAGAAAAATGGCTAGAAGAAAAACTAGGCGAAGAATTTAATGTACGTAATCCTTATGACGCAACGTACATGACAGCATGGTTATTACGTAACGATGTAAACCCAAAGCGTCATTGGCAACCTTCACAGCACTGTTGGGATAAAAATATCACAAACTATACCATTAACTTACAAAGTTAAGTCTATGATATATCAGTAAGCACTACGTAAACAGGTTTACGTAATAGAAAAACTACAGGATAGGTGATATAAATGGCAGAAGAAAAAACTGCTGAAAACGTGCAAGAAGCTGAAGTTAGTAGCACTGACGAAGTTCAAGAAGAACAGTCAGTAGTATCTGAAGCAGAAGGTGTACAAACTGATAATGCTGATGAACTTGATAAGCGAATACAGAGAGCAAATAAGGAAGCGGCAAAGTTCAGAGTAGAAAAAAATGAACTAGCTGACGAACTTACAGACCTAAAACAAAAGTTAGGTCAAGCATTAGGTTTTGTTGACGAACAAGACGAGAAGGTCGAAGTAGATACTTTAACTAAAACAGTTTCAGATTTACAGACTGAAAACAAAATGCTAAAGCTACAAAGCGTATTTAACAACGTTGTAGAGCAAGCAGGTGGTGACAAAGAACTTACTTGGGCTTATTTGGTCGCATCAGGTAAGTTAGTAGATGTTGACATAGAAGCAGAAGATAGTGTTTCTATTATTCAAGAGCTAGTGCAAACAGCTTTTAGAATTAAACCAACACTACAAACGAAAACAGTTGCAGGTGTAACAGCTAGTGGAACTGACATTTCTAAAGAGCCAATACCACTTGATATTGCAGACCAAATTAAAAAACTAGAAGAAGATGGTAACTTTAAGGACGCAAGAGCATTAAAGATTGCGAAATTAATGGAACTATAAGTATTAATTTATCAATTTAATTAGAAGGAGATAGCCAAAAATGGCAGGAATTACAGGGCAAGGTACAACCTTTAACTTACCCAATTACGTGGGTGACTTATTTGAGTTGACACCTTCAGATACCCCCTTCTTATCACTAATTGGTGGGCTAAGTGGTGGTGAGAGTACAACTTCACCAACATTTCAATGGCAGGCATTTGACCTTAGAAGCGCAGGACAAAACGTTGCGCTAGAAGGTGCAAGTGCGCCTACTGCTGAAGCTAGAGTAAGAGCTAACTATTTCAATATATGTCAAATACATCAAGAAGTAGTAGAAGTTTCATATTCTAAATTAGCCGCAATTGGTGCATTTAGTGGGGAAAACATACAGGGAACAAACCCTGTTACAAACGAAATGGATTTTCAACTAGAGCAAATGCTAAAGCAAATTGCTAGAGATGCAGAGTATTCATTTATTCAAGGCGCATTTCAAGAGCCTTCAGATAATACATCTGAAAGACAAACTCGTGGAATATTAGCCGCGGCAGGAAACCATAAATATATGGACGATGGTGGCGATGGTACAGGTACAGACCAAGCACTTACCGAAGACGCTGTATTAGATTTAATGCAGATGATTTGGGAAGATGGTGGTATTCAAGTATCAGAAACAGCTACCCTTATGGCAAACGCAAACGTCAAAAGACAATTAACTAAGTTATTTGTTACTGACAAGAACTACAGAGAAGAAAGCAGAAACGTTGCAGGCGTAAACGTACAAACTATCGAAACTGATTTTGGTAGAGTGAACGTTGTTCTTAACAGACACATGCCTACAACCGAACTTGCAGTCGTATCTGCTGAACTATGCGTGCCTGTATTTATGAACGTGCCGGACAAAGGCTTCTTATTTACAGAGCCACTAGCTAAAGATGGTGCTAGTGACAAGTTTCAAATCTATGGCGAAATTGGATTAAAATATGGTAATCCAAATGCGCATGGCAAGATTACAGACATAGCCGCAATATAAACCAACCATCATAAGTAATAAAGCCCATCATTAAGTTGGTGGGCTTTTTACTTTTACGTGTTAAGATACACACATGGATTTTATAGATGACAAAGGCGTAATTCATAAAAACTTCCCTGTTTGGAAGGCAGATAAACTAGGGTATAAAGTTTATGATGGCGCAAAAGAAGAAATAAAAATCAAAGAAGACGTAAAAGTTATTGCTGAAGAAGAATAACTATGGCTTGGTATTTACTTAACGACCAACCTGTTTTCTTTGAGAACGAAGTTAAAGGACTACGTAAAATAGAAGCACCTGATAAAAAAGGTGGCGCTTGGAAAACTAAAGCAGGGGAACGTAGAAAAAAACAACAAAAACCTAAATTGGAAGAAGAATAATGTCAAACAACGTATATTTAAGACCAAGTTACTGTACAACAGGTGAATATGAAACAGCAACAGGTAGAACTGCATCTGACGATACAGTTACGCTAGCAAAACTTAAACTAGCATCAGATATTATTGATTATCACATTACAACTGCATTTAAAGTAGATAGTGATGGCAACCCTACAAACAGCGATGTTCACGACATACTAAGAGATGCAACTGCGTTTCAAATGGAATACATGGTAGAACTTGGTATTGACGAATTTGATAAAATAGAAATGAAGGGTAGTGTACAGTTAGGGTCGCTTAATTTAGACAAATATCCTGACTTGTTATCACCTAGAGCTAAAAGAATTATGGTTAATCATGGCTTCTTAGGTTATAGGTCTGCAATATTTTATAACTATGATGACAGCTTACCAAAAGCAATAACAGACGACCAAACTTACGAATAATGGCACACGCAAGTAATCTTATTGCGCCATTACTTACTATGTCTGTTACAAGATATTCATTAAGTGGTAGTTCTGCTTATGGTGAAGTATTTGACACAGTACAAGATACTTTTAAGTGTCGCATAGAGCCTTCTGCTAAACGTATATCAGAAAATGGTAGTAACGAAACAATAGCAAGTGCAAAGCTGTTTTGTAAAGGCGACCAAGCTGTAGAAGTAGGTGACAAGATTACATGGACACATGGTAGTGAAACTGAAACATATTATGTTTTACAAGTTAATGCAATTATGGGTTTTGCCCACATAAGCCATAAAGAAGTAATGTTAGGACTAGACAGTGGCAACTAATAAATCACAATTTAAGGTTAAGTGGTATGGCGATACAGTAAAAGAAATAACACGTACTGCTATTGGTCAGGGTGTATTCAGGGGATTAAACCACATTAAGAACGAAGCTAATTTTTTAACACCAATTGAAACAGGCGCACTTCGTAACAGCGCAACAATTAAAATGGTTAATGAACGACAAGGTTTTATTTTTTATGACACACCTTATGCAGTAAGACAACACGAAGAATTAAATTATAGACATGACCACCCAACACAAGCTAAGTATTTAGAAATACCATTTATAACAGAGATGGACAAAGTAATTAATTTTATTGGACAACATATAGATAAGGCTTACGATGTTGGCAAGTGAAGTAGCAGAGTGGATAGGTAGCAACATTACAAATTGTAGTTTTGATACAACAGGTGTATCAGGTAATGTTTTTATTTCAACTATGCCTGATAAGCCTGACACAGTAGTAATGGTTTCAGAGTATGGGTCAACAGGTGACGACAAAAACCCATTTGATGATATAAGCGTACAAGTTAGAGTACGTGGTACACGTGACCCAAGAGTTAGCTACAACATAGCTAAAGAAATATATGACGAATTACATGGTCTTACAAATACAGTGCTAATATCAGATGGAACACGAATTGTTAAAGTTGTAGCACAAAATACACCAATTGATATTGGACGTGATGACAACCTAAGACATGAGTGGACAGTGAACTTACAAATTGAAGTTCGCAACATTAGTACAAATAGAAGTTAGGAAAGGTACAAAATGGCAAATGCAAAAGTAGCATCTAAAACAGCTACATGGGAAGCATCTAACGATAGTGGGTCAAGTTACACTACTATTAATGGAATAACAGACTTCTCTATGTCAAATTCACCTACAGACGCAGATGTAACTGACTTCGGTAGTGGACTTGCAACAGAACACAAAGTAATCAGAAGGGCTATTGAGTTTACTCTTAATGGTTTCTGGCTAGAAGACGACAGCACAGGCGACATTGATGCAGGGCAAGAACTTGTATATGATGCAGGTAAAGCTGACACAGTTCTTAATTACAAGTTAACAACCGATGGTGGTAGCACTATCGTATTCGATGGAACTGCTGTCTTTACACTTAGTGGTGAAGTAAATGGTGTTATGACTTGGTCAGCAACACTTAGAGCATCAGGCGCAGTCACTTATACTGACGCTTAATAATCAAAGGAAATAGCATGGCGCAAAACGAAGTATATAAAGACTTTGATGAAGCATGGTCAGACGTAGATGACCAACCAATAAAAGTGAAAATAGGTGGTAAAACTTATGATTTACCATCTAGTGTAAGCGCACAGTTTATGTTGGAAGTCACTAGGATTAGCGCTAATAATCCTAGTGCTTCTGAATTAACTATGGCAGACATGGGTCGCTTGGTAAGTGCTTTATTCGGTAAATCAACTATGGACGAGTGGCTAGATAATGGTATGTCACTTAATCAGTTAAACGATGTAATGATGTTTGTATTAGACAAATATGGTTTGGTCGGTGGTGATGCTGACCCAAAAGTAATACAGCAGAGTACAGAGCAGAACAAAAAGTCAGACAAGGCGAAGTAGAAGAATTTTTTAACAATTGGAACGTACTCGAAGCTGACTTCCAAAGAGAATATAGCATCAATCTGATGCAAGAATTAAATGATGGTATGTCATGGCGCAGGTTTAATGTATTGTATAATTGCCTAAGCAGTCAGAGTGTAACAGTAGAATTAAAGTCGCATAAGATGACACAGCTTAACAGTGGCACTACTAATATCACTACTGACAAGCACTTAGATAAATATTTAAAACAACAGTTTGGATAGGACAACATGGCACTAACAGTAGGTGAATTAAACGCAGTATTGACTGTTAATGATACTAATTTTGGCAAAACCCTTGACGAAGCTAAAAATAAAATGGAAAAAGTAGCCCATGAAGGTTTAGAGATGGGTGATGACATTAACAAAGGCATGGAAAAAGGTAAAAAGGGTAGCAATAGTCTTAATAAAAATTTAGATAAAAACGATAGAAAATTAAAAAAAGGACAAAAATCAGCTAAGTCATTTGGTGAAAAAGTAGGTAAGGCTTTTAAAATAGCCGCAGTTACAGCATTTGCAAGACAAATAGGTGTAGTTGCTAAACAGATGGCAGACCTTGCACTAGAAGCACAAGAGAGTGCGGCGGCTTTTGAGATAACATTTGCAGGTAGCGTTGACGAAGTAACACGTTTTGTTAATAAGATGTCACATGCTTTTGGTATGACAAGAGCAGAGATGCAACAAGTAATGGCAGTCACAGGGTCGGTTATACAAGGTTTAGGTTTAAATAGTCAAGCCGCGGCAGAAATGTCAACAAAGATTTTAAATCTTTCAGGTGACTTGGCGGCTTTTATGAATATTCAGGAAGGCGCTTCAATGCCTGCAAACGCCATGCGTAAAGCATTAACAGGTGAGTTTGAGAGCTTAAAATCGCTAGGTATCGTACTGCGAAGCGCAGAAATTGAAACACGTGCATTAGCCATGACTAACAAGAAGTCAGTCAAAGATTTGACACAAGCTGAAAAAGCAACAGTGTCACTTATGCTTATTGAAGAAAAAATGGGTCACATTAAAGGTCAGCTAGGTCGTGAAGCTGAAGGTGCGGCAAACCAAATAAGACAATTGCGTGCAGAGTTTAAAGAGATGCAAACATCAGTAGGTTTTATGTTATTGCCTATGGTAGAAGAATTAATACCTGCAATACGTGACATGATGCCTGCTTTTGAAGGTGTTGCATCTATGATAGCAAATTTAGTTAAGGCAGTGCTTACAGGATTTATGCCTGCATTTCAGGTTGTAGCAGATATAATTGCATTAATAGCGCCAAATATTGAAATACTTGCACATTTTGCAGGTGTTGTGTTAAAAAAAGCATTTCAGATTATTGCTGATTTATTAAATGCAACGTTAATACCTGCACTTGAAGCTGTAAACCAATTATATACTTTTATTGCTAACACACTCGGTTACACAACAGAAGCACAAAAAAAATACAACAGAGAAGCAGAAACAGCAGAAGGTGTTATACAAAGATTAACTGATGCTATTGACGCAGGTGTTGACCCACAAGTTGCTTTTAACAATGCTATGAAGGACGCAAATGATTTAGGAATAGAACAAAGTGAAGTCTATGACGATGCAACGCAAATTGCATTTGGATTTAGCGATGCAAAGCAAGCAGAAATAAAAGCGTTAATAACTGCAAAAAAAGCGCATTTAGAAAATTTACAAGCTACAGCAAACAGTTCTTATCAATCATATATTTATGAAAAACAAATAGAAGCTACTGAAGGTGAATTATACGATTTAGAACAACAATTAATAGCAAACGAATATGCACAATATGGTTATATAAGAGCGCAAGGTATGGCTACTGAAGGAACAGAAGTATTTACAGATGAAACAGAAGAAGCTACAGAAGAAGTCAAAAAAAATACTGTTGAACTTGGTAAAAATACACAAGCTAAATTAGACAACTTGAATATACAAAACGAGAGCTTAACTGCTTTATCAGGTTTTTTAAATGCAACTATGCAACTTAATGAATTATTAAAAGAAGAAGGCGTAGAGCAAGAAAAACTAAACACATTAATGGCAAAACGAGCAGAAATACAAAAGTTAGTTAACAAACACAAAGGTGTAGGTGAAGTACAAACAGAAGTTGAATTAGCACAGATAGCTAAGTTGAGAGCGCAAGAAGCAAAACTGTTAGAACAAAAACAAAAGGGTATAGACTTACGTTTAGAAATTGCAGGTGCAGAATTAGATTTACAAGACGCAATAGTAGCTAAAGATGAAAAAGGTGAAGAAGCAGATGCTAGAGATGAACTGCGTATTAAACAACAACGTCTTAGATTAGAACAACTAAAAGCTGAACAAGATACAAGCAAAGATGTAACTATTGAACTAGCGCAAGTACAACAAAACTTAAACGATGCAATAAAACAATCAACTATGGCATCACAAGAGTTTTTACAAGCAGAAAAAGCGTTAGCACTTGTTAATAAAGATATTGCTAAACAAGAAACTGCTTTAGCTGATGCAAGAATATCAACTGACGAAAATCAGTTAGAACTTGCACAAGCCAAATTAGCAGTAGAAAATGCAAGAGTTATGATAACTGATAAAAATATGATGCACGAAGCACGTCAATCATTAATGTCAATAATGGGTATGTCAGGTAAAGAAGTTGACGAATTTTTATCAGGCATGGGTATAAATGTAAACAGAGTAATTAAACCATTAGCTGACGCTGACTTTGGTGAAGATTTTGACACAAGTTCATTTTTCAAAAAAGAAACAGAAACAGATAAACCTGATACAGAAACAACAACAACAAATGGCGACAATTTATTTACAAAAGAATTAAATAAAACATTACGTGGTGGTGGTGGTGGTGCATCTATGGGATTTGGTGGCAAAGCATTTTTAGGCGACCACTCGTTAGACTTAGGTGATAGAAATAGTGTTGCTAGTAGGGTATTAGATAATTTTAATAAAGGACAATCATCAACTAACGTAGTTGTAAACATAGACCCTACACTTGATGCTGAAGCTAAAGTTGATAAACAGTTGGCAGACTTTAACGATAGATTAAACGTTGGCAGAAGGTTTAAAGTATTGTAATGTCAACAGTTAATGTAATAATTGGTGGCACTTCATATAACGCATTAGAAAACAAAGTTGTAGTAGATGATAATGCAGAAACTAGAAGTCGTGCAGTAGTACAAATATATGACGATAAAACAGGTGGTAACTTTTATTCTTTTGAGCCATATCAAAGCATAGAAATACAAGACGCAAGTTCTAATACTGTATTTAAAGGTGTAGTTATAAAACCTGTTGCTACACTAATAAGCCCAACAAAGCGTATGTGGCGTTTACAGTGTGCTGACAATCACTTCTTTGTTGATAAAAGAATAGTTGCTAGGGGTTACACTAATCAAAAAGCAGGCGATATTGTTAAAGACTTAATAGCAAACGTATTTAGTGCAGAAGGTATTAGTGAAGGAACAATAGACGATTTAGCTACTTTAAAAAACATGGTCTTTAACTATGTAAATGGTGACAGAGCGTTACGTACATTATCTGAATTGACTAACGCAGTTTGGTATGTTGATGAAGATAAAAAGTTACATTTTTATGAGCGTACAAGTAATAATGCGCCATTTGCTGTAAGAGCTGACGATGTTTTAACTACACCACCACCATATTTTGACAAAGCTAACTTTAAATATAGGAACAGTCAATACATTACAAATGTCAAAAACGTTACAGATAGTCAACAAGAGTTTTTTATTGGTGATGGAACTAGACAAACTTTTAATGTTGGTTATCCACTTGCACAAACACCAACAATTGAAGTTAACACAGGTAGTGGTTATGTAACACAAGATTTAGGAATACTTGGTGTTGATGAAGGTAAAGATTTTTATTATTTAGTTGGTAGTACAGAGATAGTGCAAGACTTTTCTGACACAGCTTTATCTTCTACAGATAGTTTAAGAATAAC